TTATCACAACAATTTTTTGAAGTGCTTTAAAAAAACATATTGACTTATTTTAATATTGTGCAACGATGCCAAGATGACTCAACCAACCGCAGAACAACCAATCACAGATCAACAGGAAACCAAAAACGATAACCTCGTTAATGCTGTTAGTAACTTTGGAGTGTTAGGAAAAGCTAAAAACCCTGCTTCTAATTTTGGTGCTCCTCGCAGCTTAAGTGCCGAAGACCTAGAAAATATCTACCAAGGCGAAGGGTTCGGCAAGAAAGTTGTAGATGTGTACGCTAACACGATGACCAGGGAATGGTTTACAATTAAAGGCGATCCAGAAGATTTATTGCTAAAATATCTTGCTCAGATAAAAACCAAAGAATCGTTTAATCATGCTATCAAATGGTCTAGGCTTTACGGCGCGTCTGTTATTCTAATGCTAATTAATGACGGTGGAATGCCTGAAGATCCAGTCAACATAGGTACCATTAAATCAGTTGATGAATTAAGGGTTATTGATAGAACGCAATTATCGGTTGCAACTGAAGCTGACTTGTATACAGATCCTACTCAAACCAAATTTGGTTTGATTAGGGTTTATACCATCACACCTGCTCAGACAATGAGCACTAGAGGGGTGGGTTTAAACGCCACATCATATCGCGTGCATGAGAGCCGTATACTGCGCTTCGACGGTGAAATTTTGCCAAACCGCCTTATGATCAAAAATGATTATTTCGGGGCTTCAGTATATATTGCCATTTATCAGTATCTCCGTAATCTAGCGACAAGTTACGAAATGTCGTCTGAGATATTGCACGATTATGTGATTTCCGTTATTACAATGAAGAACCTGTCACAGATATTATCTAGACCTGATGGCGATGCCGCCATTAAAACTCGTGCTGAGATAATCTCATATTGCAAAAGTGTTATTAATGGGATTATCTTAGATGCCGATGGCGAGAGTTACAATAAGATAACTACATCGCTATCGGGCATTTCAGAGTTGATAGATAGGTTTGGTTTGGCGCTCTCTGGCGCAGCAGGTATCCCGTATGTCTTATTGATGGGTGATTCTCCAAGCGGCTTAAACGCGACGGGTGATAGCGAGCTTAGGAGCTGGTACGATTCGATTGCCAATGAGCAACACGAAATTATGACGGACCCGTTGAGCACACTAATATCTTATGTGCTTGCTAGTCGCAATAATCCTCTGAACGGTAAAAAAATAGATGATCTAGAGATTGTCTACAACCCGTTGTGGCAGATTGACGAACCAACATTAATCGACATGCGTAATAAGCAATCACAAACCGATCAGATTTATATCGAAAATGGTGTTGCAACTGGTGGCGAGATAAGAGTGTCTAGGTTTGGCGGCGATTCTTACTCGTTTGAGACAAAAGTAGATCAATCTTTGAATGATGCAGGGTAGGGGGTAGAATGAACAACCCACAAGACTTAGACACAGCGCCTCTTACAAATGCCCAGATTGACTATCTAGATGAGCATTTAGAGGTAGAGATATACTCAATAGATCAAGACGGCAACGTCAACTGTGTTGGCTGCGTTGATTGCACTAATTGTATACAGTGTAACTGGTGTATAGAATGCAAAAGTTGCACAACGTGTGGAGGGTGCATAGGATGTGTAGATCTTACTGGGGGCCATGGAATTATACATCCGATCTGATGTACTATGACAGTAAAGCAAAATCAGAAACAAGTATCTAGAGACATACAGCTTAAGCGATCAATGCTTAATCTTAAGCAGAAGACCGCAGTTAAGCGTCAAGCGAAGTGGCTTTTTCCCCATCAATCTGAGTTGTTCTATAAAGAGCAACTAGCAAAAATTGTTGATCTGATTGACCAGTCGATGAAGAATTTGCTTATACCATTATTGCCTAGGCTTCAAGCAGAGATTGACGGTAATAGACCGACAGCAACAAACGATGCGTTTCTAGACGATCTCACGGCAACACTTAACAACATGCAGACGTTTGTTAACTCTAATCAAGATGACCCAACGCTTTTAGCTTCTACGGTCGGAAGTGATGTATCTCAATATAACCGTGGGCAGATGACAAAGGTACTCAAGAGTGCATTCGGGGTTAGCGTTACTCAAAGCGAACCCTGGCTAACAACGCAATTAGACTTATTCACATCTCAAAATGTTGACCTCATCAAAAACATAACTACAAAAGCCATGAGCGACATACATGGCATCGTTACCCGTGGGTTTGCTCAGGGTACTAGCTTAAGAGAGATGCAAGCGAGCCTAGAGGATCGCATAGGTTTCACGCGTAATCGCGCTAAGCTGATTGCCCGCGATCAAACATCTAAGCTTAATGGACAATTAACACAGTTACGCCAAAATCAAAACGGCATAAGCAAATATGTATGGGTTACGGCTGGCGAGGAGCGCGTTAGACCCACCCACGCAGCAAATGAAGGTAGAACATTTTCATGGGATGATCCTCCGGCTACCGGCAATCCTGGCGATGACTATAATTGTCGTTGCATTGCATCCCCTGTTCTTGAAGGTTTATTGTAAATTATTCAATTAATCCTTGACCTAGTAATCTCAAAGTGTATACTGTAGCTATCATTAATAATGAATGGAGGACAGAATGAATGAAAAAAAAATTGCACTCTTAGTTACAGGATTTGCCGTTATATGCTTTATGATTTTTTGGGCCTATACCAACACTAACACAAGTAAAACCCGTCAGGTTCTTACTGAAACCGGTTATAGCCATATAAAGACACATGGCTACGGATGGTTTAAGTGCTCTAATGACGACTGGTCACACACTAAGTTCAGTGCAACTACACCTGCCGGTATTAAGGTATCGGGTGTTGTTTGCTGCGGTCTTATTTTCAAGAATTGTACAGTTAGATATAGTTAACATAAGGAGAAATCAAATGCAAGTATTGATTGATATATTATCTGTAATTCTAATCTTGGGAACACTTGTAATTATGTCGTATCTAGTAACGACAGGGCATCCATGGTTTGGACTGGCAGTACTTATTGTATGCTGTTCCTATAGCTACAAAGAGGATTTGATTCAAAACAAAGATAAAGAAAGGGGGGATCGTAATGTGTAGCAAGACTAACGAGACGCAGGAGACTTGTAAGTGGGAGGTTGCTTTTAAGAATCTAGACACGAGCGCCATATATGATACTGGGTGCGGTAGCTCCATCATGGCTCAAGCGCGACATCTTGGGGGAAATCCATGCCCGTGTTGCCTCAAAAAGATTGAACTAGTAGAGGAGAAATAGCCAGATGGATAATGCAATATTGGCCATGTGTGTGCTGGTGCCTATTATACTTGGGGTGGGGGCGATCTGGTGGTGTATTAAACAATGTGAGGATTAATAGGATGGTTGATTATACCAAAGAAGAGATAGACGAGGAAATGGTTGGCTGGAGCGTTGCGCTAAATATGATAGCGACATCGGTGTCTTTGGAAACCCTCACAGAATTGAGGAGAAGATTTATCGCCTCATTTGAGAAGGCTCTTGCGGAAAAACGAGATTTTGAGGATGCAATGAAGATAGTTAAGGCAAAAAGGGAGGAGAATACCAATGCTAACGAACCCGAATAATCTAGATCTGAGCCCTTTGCCGAAATGGATGCTGCGGTATCTGAACTACTATGATATAGAGGTTAACACGATAGACGCGCAACTTAATGTTAATTGCGTTGACTGTAATTGGTGTAATGAGTGTGTTTGTTGTGCGGAATGCAATTGGTGCGCCAAGTGCGCTGGTTGCGAGTATTGCGAAATGTGTAACCTCTGTCGGGAATGCGTCAATTACGAGTGGTGTAAAGATGTTATAGGAACGCTTAGAGCCATGAAATCAACGTGATATAAAGTTACTTACTGTAAACAGAAGATCCAGCTAGCGAGTAACAGAAATAGAGGCCACATTCATATCGTGTGTGGCTTTTTTCTTATCTGTCGTTCAACAATTTATCAATTAGTATCTGCGCCGATCCGCTTACTCTGCAGACTCCTTGCTCCCAATTACTGATTGTCTTACAGCTTACGCCAAGTTGCTTTGCTAAGTCTGCTTGTGTCCAATCTTTTGCAGTGCGTAAGTCTTTTAATTTTTTAATCATTGCTGACATTTTGCTGCTCCCCGATTAATTTCAACCCATGCGCGGCTGACATTTTGCTGCTCCCCGATTAATTTCAACCCATGCGCTATAATATCGTCACCACTGTTTTCTGCACACTCAGCAGACTCAGCGTACTCAGCAGACTTAGCAGCGGACTCAGCGTACTTAGCAGCGGACTCAGCAGACTTAGCAGCGGACTTAGCAGCGTACTCAGCCCACTCAGCCCACTCAGCAGCGGACTTAGCAGACTTAGCAGCGGACTTAGCAGCGGACTTAGCAGACTTAGCAGCGGACTTAGCAGCGTACTCAGCCCACTCAGCCCACTCAGCCCACTCAGCAGCGGACTTAGCAGCGGACTTAGCGCAAAATCTAGCGAATTTTACGTTATTCTGAGCTGACAACAGTCTAACTATTATCCAAATTTTCCAGCTAAAAGTTGGTAGTTTATCTATCAGCGTATCACAACTTATAGATTCTACGCCTAAACTATCAAAAAACTCTAGACCATCTTCGCAAGCATCGTGATTTTCTAGCCATTCTCTTGTGATCTGTGTAGTACTCATGTTGTTCTCCTTATTTGTTGTTGTTTAGTTAAACTGCCTGTTCGGCAGGGGCTAAATATAAATAACTATTTCTAAGCTGCCTGTTCGGCAGTTAATTATTTATAAGACTAAAAACTCATCGTCTGAATCGTTGATTGCTTTCGCTAAGCGTCGTTGAGAGTATAGCTGTGAACCCTTCCCCCATTTTTCCGCGTTGCTGATTTTTGCAGTACGCGCATTCAGTAAGTTATACTCTCTAGCTGCATTTATTTTCTCTTCTACTACGTCATGCGAGTATTCAACAATTGCGCCACTTTTGTATGTCTCTGATGTTTCTGCAACTACTTCGTTGTTTCTGATTAGATAGCTCATGTCGTTCTCCTGTTTGTTGTTAAGATATGCTGTTGTTAAGATATGCTGTAGACTCTGACTCACTTGAATTATCGATTATATCTCGAATAAACTCTAGTGATTGTGTGTATTGCTCATCATCGTCAGAGTTTTGATGCAGAAAGAGCGAGAATAGATGTTTTACGTTCTTAAGTATGTTTTTATTAACAGCGCATTTTAGCGCATATCTAAAATTATTTGCCCCATTTTTAATTAAAAGTTCGATCATTTCTACAGACTCACAATTCGCAGCTGCATAACTAAGAGCTGTATTTATATCGCTTGTATCAAACGATTGTGTAGCGACAAGATATTCAACACAGTCAAGATGCCCCCGAGCTGCTGCTTGATAAAACTCGTCATACGCATTGTCAGCCCCTATTGCCGTTAGTTTTTTAAAAATCTCTCTTTCTTGTTTGAAACTGTAATTCATGTCGTTCTCCTCTGTTGTTATTGTTTAGTCTACGAGAGCATTATGTGCTCAATTTGGGTATCTGTCAAGTTATCTGTGTGTGAGATATATCTCAAAGTTTTGTAAAATATATCTTACAAATTTCTTGACTTATCAACGATCATGCATATTATGGTTAATGTCTCACAAAAAAAGTGAGATATATCCTACATAAATTTAAGACATATGCGTGGGTTTTAAAAATGCCAACATTAAGATTTGATGGCGCGAGATTTTCGCGGACTAAAAGTACACCCGAGGGTTATCTTGAGACTACGGCAACAGTTACCAGATCGGGCGTTTTTCTTTATCGTAATGCAGATGGATCTACGCGGCGCGAACTTAGACACCCGGACGATGTATTCAAGCAAGATTCTCTTGCATCAATGAAAATGATACCGATTACTGATAGCCATCCCGAGTCAAAACTTGTTAACTCTGAGAGCGCTAAATCTCTCCAGGTTGGTAATGTGGGTGAGAATATCGTAGTTGATGGAAGATTAGTTAAAGTGCCGATTACAATCACTGATTCAGAAGCAGTAAGCAAAGTTAAGCGAGGCAAGAATCAATTGTCGCTTGGATATACAGCCGATGTAATTAAGGAAGACGGTTTATATAACGGACAACCTTATGATTCTCGACAAACTAATATTCGCTATAACCATTTAGCGATAGTAGCTCTTGCACGGGCTGGAGCAGAAGCAAGCATCAAGTTAGATGGTGATGACGCTATCCAACTAGATGATGTTGATAACGATTCGCCACATGGTGATGACAAGGGTGATATTAATAATAACAAAAAAGGTAATATTTTAATGAAAAAAGTGAATATTGATAGCATCGATTATGATGCCGCACCGGAAGTAGCAAATGCTTTCGGTAAACTAAAAGCAAAAGTTGATGAATTGTCGGCTGCGAGTGAAACTAGTAAAGGCACTATTGACGCTTTGACCGATGAAAAAAATAAGATGCAGGCAAAGATTGATAGATTTGACGCAGAACTTAAGAAAGCCGTTGATAAGTCAGTTACAGAGCGTGTTGCTTTATTTGATTCTGCTAAAGAGATTCTGCCGGCAGAAACCAAACTAGATGAAATGTCTAATTTAGAAATCAAGAAAGCAGTTGTTTTAGAAATTTCTAAAGATGCCAAATTAGATGAGAAATCAGAAGATTATATTAATGCTCGTTTTGATGCTGCAATTGAGATGAACGCTAAACGAGTAGATGTTTCCGAGCAACGTAAAATCGTTGGTAAAAAAGAAGGCGTTAGCGAAGGCAGTAAGTCAGTTCTGCTGGACGCGCAAGAGAGATATTTAAAAACATTACGTGGTGAAAAAATTGAGGAGAAAGACTAATGACCCAGTTAGCATATAATTTATATATGGATCAGGCATCTATTGGCTTGATTTATGACTTAGAACCGTATCGCATAGTTAGTGCGTGTGCTGAGGGCGTTATTCCTTTTGGAACCGCTGTTATTCCTGGAACCGATGCAGAAAAACAGGTAACGGTCCCATCGTTAACCGGACAGACATTCCGTGGTATTACCACACAAACTTGGGCACAAGAGCAAAATGTATCAGGCGATGGCGAATACAAAGATACTGCCGCAGTAAATATAATGAAACAAGGTACTATCTGGGTAGAAGTAAACGGGAATGTTGTTGTTGATGAAGCAGCATATTTTGTCTATACCGGTGCTGATGTTGGCAAATTCAGAGCGGATAATACTGATGCTGATGCAGTACCAACTGGTGTATTCAGATCAACAGCAAACAGCGGCGAACTAGCCTTGTTAGAAATCAACTTACCGTAAGAGGAATTATATAATGAAGAAAAAACTAATAAATGATTCTGTTGTGAAGCTTGACGAAAGCGGACGGCAGTTATTAAGAAATGATGCAAACCTAGTTGGTTTCTTTCAGCAACAGCTAGAACAGACTCTTGCTAATACCTATGATATTAAGTATCCACAGTTAAAGGCAACTGTCTTAATCCCTGTTGATACTAGCATTGATACTGGAGCAGATAGTTTTGCTTTTGATACCTATGATAGCGTTGGTATGATGAAAATCATATCTGACTATTCACAGGAATTACCAAGAGTTGGCGTTAA